CTGGTCTGGTGAATGCCATCTCATCAACAACCATGTAATCAAATGTATTACCTCGGATATTATCTGGTCTCTCTCCAGAGAAGAACTCAATTGTTGAGCCAAAGCCTGAGATCATCAAGTCTGATCTATTGAAAGTAAACAATCCACTGGCTGTGGTTGCCCTCTCCATTTCAGAGAATACTTTCTTGCCTTGCTTATAAACTGGAGTAACCCAAGCAATCTTGCAACCTTTGTCATTGATTGCCCACCAAAGTAATTGGTTGATGCCGAGCATTGTCTTGCCAAACTGCCTTCCTATGTTGAGAGCATAGTATTTTTCGTGACCATGGTTTATGGCATCATGAATGCTTCTTTGATTATCATGTGGCTTGTAGCCTTTGATTGTACTCATCACAACAAAGATAATGAAAAAACCCGCTAAGTGTGGGCGACCGTGTTTCACAATCCATTAACCATAGCGGGTGTATTAAAATGATCTGGCAACTGTTCAAATGGTAAGTACCCAGATACCTCATTCAAAATCAAACTTCTCTACATTACGAGTCTCAACTTGTTGACGATCATGCATGCCGAGTCTGTTCTTTGCATAGAAGATTCCTTTGCCTTCATTTCCCACAATGTCAATGGCTAAGCCTTTGAATAGGTTGTCTATTTTTTTGATAGTGTCAGATTTGAGTTGATCATCAGAATCCAACCATCTGTAATAAGTATCTCTTGAAATAGCTTTATCCTTTCTGACAATAGGAATCCAGATTCTAAGGAAATAGTCTATCGTTGGAATATGTCTATCTAACACCATTACAATATCTCCTTTATTAGATATCATTTCTTTCTTATGGTTAAGACACTCCTCAATATAGATATGAGCAAGTTCCTCCAGATGTATTATAAACTCATCGGAATATGCCATTGTTCTTAATATATATTATTGTTCGATTATTTGCAATACTTAACATAGAAAGTATATGGGACAACTTTAAGCTTTGCAAGTATCCATATGAGATGCTTGTATTTTTTAAAGTCATATTTATCAAAGAATCCTCGATCTCTTTTGTGTAGATTAACCAGCCTCATCATTCTCTCAGCGGATGCTCCGAGCTTTGTGAAATCAAACTCTGATTTATTGCTAAGCTGTTGCTTTGCCTCTTCCTTTGATATCTTTCCAGATCTGACTTGAGCAGCGAGATAAACAATGCGTTTGTCAATTCCAAACTTCTCCGGCAATAGGAATGAGCCAACGAACTCAGTATAAACATTCTCACAATGCTTGCCACCATAATCTTGCCAGTTGATCAGCCGTTTCATTTCAGCCTCCATTGATTCTCTATCAAATCCATAATGAAATGGTCTCACATTCTTGATACCTATCAAGGCATAGAATAGTTGGTCCTTGAAAGTGAATAGAGGATAGTTGTGTAGTTTGAGGCCAGTGTATTTGTTATAAACAGATTCAATGTATTTGGCATCCATATAAGTCCAACCTTTTGGAGTTGATCCTTCTGTTCTAAAATCATGACCATTGAGGATGTACTTGATATTGTACTTGAATGCAGTATCATACATCAGCTTAGTCATTGCAATATCATTTGGAATATCAGCATCTGGAATACCAGCCCAAAGGAATGCATCATTGAGTCTATCGTATTCAGCTTTGTTGACATTGTATGTGATGCAATCAACTCCGAGCTTTTCAACCAAAGCTCTCATGTTGTGCATTGCCTCTGGAGCATTCCAATTGTTGTCAAAGTGAATGACTAATGGCTTGAGATCCCAGTATCTCACTGCAGTGAATAACAGTGTTGAGGAGTCAATACCTCCAGAGATTCCCATGATACAATCATATCTTTTATCTTTACCTTTGGCTCTAATCTCTCTAATCAGATGCTTGAGTTCATGAGGATTGGCTTGCAGCTCCAGTTCATCATGGAGATCACAATATTCGCATTGCTCTTCACCAATTGAGGCAATGGACTCATCAAATAAACAGCGTGGACATTCTTTCATAATTAACAAATGTATGATAAATTTTTGATATATGACTATTATCTAAGTGACGGCATTGATATTCTTTCATTATGTTTTCACAGATATCACTGACTGATTGCCAAGGTATTGATGCTGGCAAATCACCATTGAATATTGATCTCCTTCCCATGAGTCCCATTTCAATATTTGTATTTGGCGATCCATCATGAGGAGTTAATCTTAGGTTTATGAAACATTGAGAGTAAACATCAACCAGCTGATCTCTTGAGAATGTATCATTACCAGCTCTGATGATAGGAATGTCAATGCGTTCTTTGATCTCGTTGATTAGATCTTGACCATAGAATTCTGGAGAATTACCGGAGTACCAGAATATTTTGTTGCCATTCGGCACTTGTTGCCATCTATCTGGAATGACGGCATTGATTGGATAGTATATTGCCTCAATTCCTTTGGATTCTAATGTTTCAAGTACTCGATGACTAACTGCTATATTAACGAACTTCTTAACCATATCAATCCAATCCTCTGCAAGATCTTTTGCATCTGATCCACACCAAACAATTGTGGCATCTCCAATGTGTCCAGATAGAAGAGCAAAGTCTTCTTCTCTGTACATTCCCAAGAATATTGTTGGTAATATTGGAGAGATGTATTCTGTTAGTTTATATTTTTCAATAAAATCTTGATCAAGACCAGCTAAAGATTTTGATATGTGGGATTGATTCATAGTTTCTCTATCTCTTGTTTGACATCCAATAGCCATTGATGTGCTAAGCTACCTTCATTGATATATAAAGCATTTCTAATATCAAGCATCTCATCAACACATATCAATGCACATTGTTTGGCTGTTATTGAAATAACATTCCTTTCAATATAAATATCTGCAGTGTCTTGCCATTGCAACATTTTAAAATACAATTCTTTTGCCTTATCTTCTGCACTCATAGTAAAGTATTTAATTCGTTGAATCCATTCTCAAGCAATGCCACATCACATCTCTCTGACTTGAGAGCTCCAGTCCAATGATCTGTGAATTTGTGCTTGTTAATCCATTTGTTTGTTGAGATTGACAATAGCTTGATCTGTCCATCATCTGGCAGTATTCCAATCTCTTGCTTTGCTCTGATTGTCTTGAGCCACATTGACCAGTCAAGACCAGCATTGAGTCTTGGATCAAATGGTCTCCATGCTATGCTATCAAGGAAATCAGATCTCAGCACTCTACCAATTCCAATTGGCTCATAATGTCTTTGTCCTGGACCATATCCTTTCCAATGGACCAGTCTTATCGTATTGGTGACATCAGCGAAATGACAGCCTAACATTCCAAGCATTCCAAAGTCTTGAATATGTAACTTGATTGAATCAATGTAATCATCACTGCACCAGTCAGATGATCCCATGAACATCACAGCATCAGCTTTGTAATTCTTAGATGCAGCGAAGCCAGCATTCCATTTGTTTCCAAGCGGATCATTGTCAATGTGAATGAATTCAACATTCAATTGTTTTGCAATATCCTCTGCCTCTTTCTCATGGCCTATCATAATTGGAATGACTCCTTGAGACTTAAGCCTTGAGACTGTTAATCTCACAAGAGGAAATCTGCCCATGACTGGTATTGGTGCTGTGATTATCATTGCTTTGTTCCTATGAAATGAATACGAGGCTTGATATGCTCTCCTTGACTAATTGATTGAACCAGTTTACCCATTGCATTTCGAACACAAGTTGAGCAACCAATGTTTAATTTGCCATAACCAGATTCTTTAAACCATGTCAATAGTTCTTTCTTTGTTTCTGATGTCAAAGCAAAGGATCTTGTCTTTGAGAATCTCTCAGCTTGTTGCTGCAGCTCTTCACTTACTTTCATAAATCAAAATTAAATCGGATAGTAAATAAGTTATGAATGCCATTCCAATGAGATTGTAATCAACAGCACAGCAACCAGCAACAGCTATCCAAAAAGATAGACAGCTCTGGCAATTAAATGGTTTGTAATCCGGGAGATTGAAACTCATAAGAGCTCTCGCAATCCCTATTGGAATTGTGATAAGTAATATGTAAATCATTTTTAAATTGTTTAATTGCTAAATGGATTGTGTCCAGGGATATTCCAGTCTCATTTCTGATCTCTCGATATGTCATTCCCATCAAATGCATCCTGGTGATTTCTTTGGTGAATAGCTCTTGATCATCTGTTGGACTTTGGTCCATATACGAATCAAGTAATTTCTGCATCTCTGTCTCATGGTATTCTTGATCTGTCTCTTTATCGTAGAGTTCTGGTAATGGATCATTGAGCCTATATTGCTTGTTGAATGTTGAGTCTCTCCAGTTATATTGGTTGTATGAATACCTGGCGAATACTCTTGGCATGTCATTGGCTGTGATGTCGAGTTCATACACCAACAGATAGACATGACTGACCAGGTCTCTGTATATTGGATTGCCTCCAGTGACTTTCTCTGCAATGATATATGCCTCATGTTTCCAAAATTCCACATGCTAAGTTATTGATTTTTACAATACCACTTAAACCATTTGATGTAAAAATCCTCTGAGACCTTCTTATCATTCATGAATCTCCACAGCTGAGTTGTGTTGACTCCGATATCTTCTGCAATGTGAATCTGTTTGTATCTGTTGGATATTCTGGATGTTGTTTCATTAATCATCCATTGCTTGATGTTGATATCAGTATCTTTGAAATATATGTTAATACTTATCATTCCTTGCTCTTATTACAACCAGCCATAAGACTGATAAAACTATGAATATAAATAAGCCGATTGTATCAAAGAAATAATAAACGGCATAGTAAAATAACCCTATCCCTCCAAACAAGAGGGACAGAGTAAATAACCAAACTAATATTTTTAACATGATTAAAAGATTGTTGATTCAACTTTGAAAGCATTTAGCTTGTTGTAATACTTTCCATTGTATTCATTACCTCTAATGTCAAATGATACCTCAACCTCTTCACCAATGTTGATGCTGTTGAGCTGATCCATGTTTTTATTTGAGATTTGAAAGTTGATTGTCTGAGAATACTTCTCATCTTGAGTCTGAATGACAAACTCTTTCAATGTGAACTTCTCTGACTTCACTTGCTCTGGTCCTATAAGGATGACCTTTCCTTTTGCTTTGTACTCCATTGTTTTATGATATTAAAAATTGTTACTAATGTAATTGCAAGGAATGGCCCAGCATGAAAATTATATGTCATGCTGAGCAATGTCCCTAAGATTATTGTTATAAACATATTCATTTTATTACATTTTTTGTAATTCAATAAATGTTTTATCTGTCAATGCTTTTGCATATTCATGTGCCATTGCAGCAACTGTTGCATTTGGTTGCACATATTCATCATCATAAGCATTTCCATGTGCTGATAATAAACCTTGCAATGCAATCAACATTGCTTGCTGGTAAAATTCTTTCTTATTCATTTTATTTATTATTTAGTAGGTTAATATATTGACTATAATACTCATTGCAAGCTGTGAGCTTCTCTCTCATTTGATCAATGTATTCATCAAGCATTGCATATCTCAAGACTGTGATTCTCTTTGCTGGATCAATATGAGATACCTTGTGAATGGATCTATTTTCCCAGTCTCCAAGCAACACATCATCTGTGTCAA